GACGTTAGATATTGTTTGATTTGGTAGAACTGCTTGCAATGATGAATTATCAGCAACTACACCCGATACAGGATTGAAAAGTATAAGATTAGGAGCACTGGAATAATTACTACCACCACTTACAACTTCAACAGAATTGACCACATCTAAGTTATCAATATTTGCAACTGTTGGAATAAATGCCTCTGGACTTAAAGTTTTATCAGAAGAATATTCATATCCAATATCATCTATTCTTACGTTTTTAATGTTGCCAATTGAATCAGAAGTAGCTTTTATATTTGCTCCTGTTCCATTTTCACTTAATACTTCTTTGAATTGAGGTAATTTTTTATAATTAAATCCTGATGATAATATTCTGAAATCTTTTATAGTACCTACAACGGTTTTCGATTTTGTTGAGTACTCTAATAATTCACAATCATTTTCAGTGTATCTAAAAAATTCTGGTACTTTTGGTGAAATATTAAATGTATCAGATGTCACTCCTGAAATTTTAAATTTACCATTGTACAAACTGTCAACAAACAATATTTCACCATAATTTGAAACATCAGTATCAGATGTGCTTATGTATCCACCTTTTGATAAACCATAATATAATCTATCTGGAGTAGATGATGAACCTTGAACAGTTAACGCAGCTCCTACTATTGGTCTATCAGGTGATGTACCTATTCCAATAGTTCCAACTCCAACAACATTAAAGTTAGTGCTATCCTGTGAACTTAAATATTCATTTGTTAAATCTTGATCAAGGAATATTTTGAAATCAAAATCAGCTAATGATGTATCTGATAATCCAAAAGTTAACTTCTGATTTTTTATAACAGTTATTCTAGGATTGATAGGAGCAATAGATTGATTAGCACCACCTGTATTCGCAGTAATTGAAACAGTATTGATAGGACTTGAAGTTACATCTTTTTTAGTTTCTCCAAGTTTTAAATATCTGTCACTTACTTTGTAGACAAAATATTCGCCAGTTGATAAACCAGTTGCTGAACCAATATACAGAACTTTATCACCTGTATTAAAACCATGATTTTCAAGATCCAATCTATTTGTCTCTACATCTGAACTTGAGAATGTTATTGGATTTATTACTAGTTTTTGGAACTCTGAATTATACTGTACAGATATAGGTGTAGTAGTTCCTATTCCTACAGATAAATTAGGAATGACACTCATTGAAACTATATCGCCATTTTGTAAATTATGACTAGTAGTTTCTGCAGCACCTATTTTAGTTGTAACTGTGCTAGTGACTTTATCTACATCACCTGTAACCTGATCGAATTGTGATGAAATATTATATAATCCAGAACCAATACCAGAAACACCACTACCTAAGAAATATAATCCATCACTTGTGTTTGCAACTCCTGCTCTTGTAGTTACGATACCAATATAATTTTCATCTTTCTTGATAATATAAACTTCTGTGGATGTTTGACCAGTGAACGGTAATTCAAATGAACCAGATGCACTGTTGTTTGGTGAAACATCTAACTCTGCATTAGGTACATTTGGTCTTGTTAAAAGTGCTTTTTGTCCTGTAACAAATGGGTGATTAGGTAGATATATTGCTCTTTCAGGAATTGAAACTACAGATAATGTTTCACCTACAACATAATTAACAGTTGATGCTACACCAGATGTACCAACACCAACTGATTGAACACCATTGAAAAATACTACATCATTAACTTTAGAGTCAAACTTTTCAGTTTTGACTGGGATGGTAAATCTATTATTTAAGATATCAATATTAGAACCAAACGTGTGTGCTATACCAGCATGTCTTAATACTCTTATTACTTTATTTTGATTGAATAAGTTAAGAACTTTGAGTGTTTCTGTTGAATTTCCAACACCAATTCTTAATGAACCACCTATAGAAACTGTGTTAGGTATTTTGTTAACAAAAATATCTTGAACTATTCCATTGACATTACCGACTGTCATTGATTTACCCAATGAAACAGTGTCAGTGCTTACTCCAATCTTAAATGAGTCGGTTAGATAAGTTATAGATGAGGATAAACCAGATATCGATACAGCGTCTTGATCATTAAGTTCAAGAAATGGTAAACAATTTACCTGAACTTCACTACCACTATTCCAAGTGAATACCGCATTGTTAAATCTTGATAGAGTTGTTTCAATGTTTGATATTCCAATTCCTACAATTTCATCAACCTCTGCACTAAATCCTGTTCCGTTTGTGTCTTCGTGATTGAATGAAGTTAAATCACCAACCTTATAACCATTTCCTCCATCTAAAATTACAACATTTTCAACCTTACCTTTTGTTACTGTCTCAATAGTTGATGATTGACGTATGTACTCATTTGACTCAGTAATGAAATCATTGTCAGCAAATTTTTCTCCAACGTTATATGGTTTAGTATTCCTTATCAAGTTAGAATTATTGAAGTCAAAATCTTGATTTAATGTATAATTATCTTGAATAAATGGAGATCTATAAGTATTACCTATAAAATATGGATATTCTCCAACGAGTTTGTTTGTTGTTGAATTTCCATTATTTGTAAATCCACCAGTAGATAATCCAACTGTTGCAAAATAAGCATATATTCCATTTGGAAATTCTGGAGTTTTACAAAAACGACCATTGTGAATATCTAAATCACCAGAACCATCATAAAAATAATCGTTAACAAAAAATCCATCATCAAATCCAGATGGTCTGTTCAATACTTTTGATACATCTTTTTTATATGAAGATGCGATTATTTTTATTTCAGAGTTTATATCATCAGGATCTGAATATCCAAAAGGTCCATATATTGGAATACCATCAAATGCCCAACCAATAATTGGTGAGTGTTGTGTTATCTCTTTAAATTCACCAGTTGTTGCATCTACAGTAAAGGTATCTTCTAAACTAGCTGCAGTGGATTGAGAGTATCCCAGAACAGAGAAAGAAAGAGAATTATTATTAGATGTAAGATTAAAATCACCAAATCTCTGAGCACTGTTGACTGTCAATGATCTTACTCTGGCACTTAATGAACCATTTTTACCTTTTGTAAAAACACGAGCCTCAGTTGTTAATGGATCATAACCGATGCCTGAATTTATAATTATAGTTCTATCAATAGTTCCATTTACAATCACAGGTCTCACAATCGCACCTGCTCCAGAACCAGTTGAAGTAATTTCTATTTCAGGTAATGAAGAATATCCTGATCCCTGATTAACTACAACAACCTCTTCAATTTTTCCATTGTTAATTATTGGTTTTAACTCTGCATTTTTACCACTTTCAATAGTTACACTTGGTTTTACTTGAAGGTTTAATATATTTGAACCATAATCTGTTCCTTTTTCATAGAGATACGTTCCAGTAATTGAACCTAAAACAATTGGTGTGAAGTTAATTGTGCCTGTAACTGTTGATCCATAAGAAACTTCAACATTCACTTTAATATCTGGATATTTGAATGTTTGATATCCTGTTCCAGTTGAACCTAGTCCTACTACTTTTCCTCTTGTAAAATTACTTGTTATAGTAGCACCTATACCAGCATCTGATAATTTAAATGAATTATCATCAACTTTTATAACATAGTAAGAAGAAGTTGTAGATAATCCTTGTATTCCTTGAGGTGTTAAAGTTCCCAACCCAACAGTGGGGGAATACTCAATTATATCACCATGTGAAAAACCATGATTATTATAGTTGATCGTATTGTATGAAGTTGAAATTCCTGCTGGATCAACTCTTAATTTTCGATGCTGATATCCAGAACCACCATTTAATACTCTTACAGAAAGAAGTGTATTTTTAGGTTCTGTTCTAAACTTATGAATACCACTAGCACCAGTGTCTGTTGATATACCAATTGTGTTAATTCCAGCAATTCCTGATAGAGCGTCTGCTCTTGTATTGAATAATCTAATTGTTGAGGAGTTAACAACTCTAACAAAATATGGATCACCGTCTGCAAGTGTTCCTGTAATAGTATTATTAGAATCATAAGCACTTCCTATTCCTAGCGATGTATTACCCTCATTTCTATAGAATATTTTCTGTCCTTGTTCTAAATTATGCTTTGTTTTAAATGTGATTGTCTCATCATCTTTATCAATACCACCACCGAAAAATATATCTCTACTATCAAAAGATAAATCTCTAAATCTTGCACCTAAAACTGGTTCAAGTGAGCAACCATTTCCATTTCCACCTGTAAGTGATATATTTGTTACTGCACTTATATCAAAATCTTGTGGATCTACAAATATTTTTTCAACACTTCCAGTAATTATTGGTTCAACTAAAGCAGTTGTTCCAGAACTTGATTCTATTGTTATTGTTGGTGGATTAACCACATCATATTCCCTTCCTTCATTTAAAACTTCAATTTCATCTAATGGACCAAAGAAAATGTTATCATCTGATCTAGGTGATGTAATTTGAACTCCATCAATTAGAATACCAATATCATTTGTTGGAGTTTCATTTTTTGAAGATATGAATAGATTTTGAGATAATGGTATTTTTCTAAGAATTTGATTTGCACTTAACTTACGGTCAGCGTGTCTCTGTAAAACAAACTGATGTTTTCCAGTCGCTTCACTACCAAGACCAACTAGCACGGTGCTTGCAGTACCAATTTGACTTCTAGAATTGTAAAGTGCTATTTTAGAAATTGTTTGTCCTGCAGGTGCTGGTTGTGGATCTACGTAGTAAACTCTACCAGAATTAAGACCTACTATGCTTTCTTTTTCTGCGTTGTATATAACTGCATCACCTTGTATAAAACTAAGTTTTGTATTAGCTTGTGGATTTAATTTAATAAAACTGTATAAATTATTTGAAGTGATTCCATCAAATCTTGTAGCATCATTTGCACCCTCAAATTGCTCAACAGATGTTTCAACATCTATGTCATAACTTGGTAATGAATTAGATGCAACATATCCATCAACATCAGTATCTGTATAAACATTTAAAACATCTGATATAATAGTTTCATTGCCAGAATCTATTGGAACACCTGTACTTGATGCTTTTTCAACAACACGACGAATATCATAATTATCATTTGGATCTAATGCAGTAAATGGAGCAATATATGATATGCTACCATTTCCAACAATGTTATCAGCATAATCTATGTCCTGTGCAAAGAAAGTTGCGACTTTAATTTGAGAATTTCTTTTTAATATCTCAAACAAATCACCATTTTTTATAGATGACTTATCAAAATCAGTTTTTAAAATAAATGGACCTTGACCTGTAACTTGAAATCTTGAACTTGTATTATAAATCCATGAATTTGCAAAAATTTCCTTATAACTTGAATTATTGTTGAATATCTTCTCTCCAATATTTTTAACAAATAAAGTTTCACCCTCACTCACCAAATTTAAATCAGTTGTTGGTATTAAATCAGATAAAACACCAGTTATTCTAAATTCAATCTTTTTAGATAAATCTCCATTCTCATATCCAAAAATAGTTTCATTTGAACGAATATCATCAGCTGTGTTAATACCAACACCAATTCCAGAGCAACCAAAGAATTGATTGATAGATTTTGATGTATATGTGATTGAATTTTGACCACTTATGAGAGTTCCTGTTGTACCAAATCCCACAGTTGAGTCAACTGATATAATTGATGAATTAACTGGTGCACCATCAAGAGATATTGTTTTACCAGGAATAGTGAATACTCCTTCAATTAAATCTCTATCATTATATCCTACAAATAGAGATATCTTATAATATGTTTTACCTAAACGAGTAAAAGGTTCAACTCCTGAAACAGAACCACTTGTATTCAAATCATCTGATTTAAATATTGTTTGACCTATTAAATTTACTGGTTCTCCAGAACCGATTAAATCTGCTACAATCTCTTCTCTACGAATATATTCTGAGGAAGATGGTTTAATAAGATTTTGTTCTAAATCTAATATTGTTGACTCAACACCATATAATACTTTAAATAAAATTCGGATCGATTCTTCTATACCTTTAGATTGGTAAAATGAACGAGCAAATTTAACAAAATTACCAACATCTAAATCTTCTGTAAAATCATTATTATCAAGACCTGGTAAAAAGGTCTTCTTCATCTTTTTATAAAATTCTTTTACAAATAATACTGATAAATTTGTTACAGATGTGCCAGATGTATGACTTGCAGATAAAGTATCTTCAAATGTTAAAGTTTCTTTGTTGACTTCAAGTAGTGAGGAAGTAACACCAACGTTATATCCAGTAATTCCACTAAAACCACGAATACATCCAGTGAAAGATGATGAAGTTTTACCAGTATAAGATATAATTTCATCATCTATTTTTAAAAGTCCGTATTCATCAGGAAAACCTTTTGTACTTGGAACTGAGATAACTGTGTCTGTAGAAGTAATATCAGAGGTTATACTCGTAACACCAACCACTACTTCAGGGACAAGATTATCAACTTTTAGATATTGATCTAAATTGTTAATTAAATCAGACGGACCTCCCTGAAATTCTTGAGAGATATAATATTGTTTAAAAAATTCTGTAGCGTTAGGAAAATCTGCCAAAACAAATTCTGGCAATTGATTTTCAATAATAGTATTGACCTTTATTCTTTTGTCAAATTGTGACATAAATTATTTCCTCTCTAAAACTCCATTTGAGTAACTTGAGGTAAAGTAATCTCTTGTGAATACAACACCTGAAACGTCTTCTCCTGATGCAATTACGTCCTTCACCGTATTTATGGTACTATTTGATACGTTAAAACTGACAAATAAATCTTTCAATCCAACAACATCATTTGACTCAGGATATGCTTGGATTTCAATAATATTATTTTGAGCAACAGTTGATGCAATATTGATGGTATTAAGTAGCACTTCACCTTTCATATAATCAACTCCACCAGCATCTTTAATTAAAACAACCTCTTGATTTTTGTTATTTCGAGTGACAACACTAATTGTACCCTTCATGCTACCATCCAAATTACCTGCAGCATTTTTATTTGGAACATCTGTAAGATAAGCGATATTTGTATCTCCAGTTATTGTAAATCCAGTACTCTTAATATTATATCCAGCAGGATTTATATTGAAACGATTACCAAAACATAATTCATACTGTGCAAATTGATTTAAAAGTGCTTTTAAATCTCTTCTAATAATCACTTTTGTAATGTTTGATGTAATACCATTGTCAACACGGTCAATAAGTTGATTTATTTTACTATACTTAAATCTACCACCGAATTTGTTAATTTCAACATTGGTTGAGTACAACTGCAATGCAGATATCACATCACTTCTTAAATTAAGACTTGAAGCAACTTGAGCAGGATTATAGTATACGGTTGAATCAATTTCTACATATAATATCTTCAAATCAACAATTTCTGAGTTGATACCAGCAATCGAGTAATTTTTAAGTTTGTTTTTAATTTGTGCCTTATCAAAGTCTGATACGAATGTACCATTTTTTGGTTTGATACTTATTTGAACTTTACCAAACTGTGGAGGGTCAAGTTCTTCTCCACCAACAACCGCAACTGACTCAGTTTGTGGAAAAATGCTTTGAATTATTGCTTCATAATCTCTAGGTGTAACTGCTCTATACTGTGCTGAGTAAAGTCTTGGAGCAAGATACTTAATAGAAGATACATCTTCAACTTCAGCACCATTAGAAGCGTTACTGGTCGTAGTAATATCAACATTATCAGATGGTGTAAAGAAAGCTCCATCGTCCTTAGAAAATGTCCCTTGAAAACTAAACTCTGAAGGTCCGTTTCCATCTAAACCATCAGTGACAATATATGTTGCAGTAACTTTTTGACCATTTTCTAATTCTTTACCAAAAAAACCATCTCCAAACAATATTTCATACTTTTCATCTTGAACTTCTTGTGTAAGATATATTTCAGAAGTTTTATTTAAATTTAAAATATTATCAACTTGACTCCACTTTCTTCCAAACCCTGAATCACCATCAGCACCAACATATACTCTTAAAGTTGAGCTATCGATGCCAGCACTATCAATTATAAATCTTTGATCAACTGTTGTATCGACTGCATAAATTCTCTGAAGGTAAGTCCCTTCGTAAATTGTAATATCATCATCAAATTGAGCAAATGAAGTCCCACCTATGTCAATAACTCTTGTGGATGTTATCTCATCTGGTATAGAAAATCTATATGTGGTATTTTCAATACCTCCAATACAAACAAGTCCTGAACGTAGTTTTAAGGTCTTTGGAGTGGCATCAGTTGTTGGACCTAAATCTACATCACCTAACTTAATTGTAGCGGTTGCAGCAGTTCTGGAGCGTGGTACATAACCAATGGTTCTTGCAAGTGAAACAACATTTTCACGAATTGTAGCAGAGTCTAAAAATGACTCATTTGCAACTAAATTTGCATTAAATGCATTAATGTAGGTATTATAAGCAAGAGTATCGATTAAAACTGAAAAATTAGAACCTTCAAAGTCAAAATCTGTAAAATTTGAGTTTGAACGAAGAAAATCTTTGATTTGTGCTTTGATACCATCAAAGTCTAGATTTGTAAATTGAGTAAAGGGCATATTATCTCGTTGGTTCTAATATAAAGGAAAATGACTGTACGGGAGCATCTAATCCCACTATTTCAAAGAATACAGAAACTTCAATTTCATTATTATCTGGAAAAGAATTCACTTGAACTCCGACATTTGCAACTCTTGGTTCATAATTACCAAGTACTTCACGCACTTGATCCTCAATAATCATTACAGTTGACCGTTCAAAGTTATTAAAAAGACTATCACGTATATCTGTACCTAATAATGAGTCAAAAAATCTCTCTGTTGGTATAGTTTCGACTAAATTACGCACTGATCTGACGATTGCTCTCTCATTCGCAAGGATTGGTAAGTCTTTTGTCACTGGATGTGGTGTAAAAGACAGACTTATATCCTTAAATGCTCTTGATTTGC